ACGGCCAATGATGCATTTTCAACAATTAAATTTTTGATTTGCCTGGCTTGAACCAATAATTCCAATTGTGCGCGTTTTTGTTGCGCTGTGACATAAAATAAAACGGCGGATGATAGCAATAACAAAACGCGTTTGTTTTCATCCACAAACGCCGGCAATTTCCCCAAAACGCCAATTGTTGCACCGGCAACATCAACAAACGTTTGAAATACCGGTAAAACGCCGGTTCCAATTTGCCGTTTGATTGCGCCCCAATTTTCTTCTAAACGGGCCAATCGACCGGCCGTTGTTTTTGCTAATTCTTGCGTTAAATTAAAAAATCGGCCGCCTTGCGATGTTGCCGATGTAAATGCATCTTTTACCATTTGCAATGAAATCGCCCCTTCTTCCATGTCCTTTCGCAATTCGGCAACGGATCGACCGGTATTTTTGGCAATTTCTTGCAATGGATTGAAACCGGCATTGATCAATTGCAAAAGATCCTGGCCCGTCAATCGACCGGCCGCCGTTATTTGTCCAAATGCCAATGATATTTGTTCCAATGGCGCACCGGTTCCCCCAGCAATATCCCCCAATTGTTTGAGCGTTGGCAATATTTCATTTGCCGCAACGCCAAATCCCAATAATACTTTTGCGCTTTGTTGTACTTGCGTTGGTGTGAATGGCGTTTCTGCTGAAAATTCGCGTAATTCCTCAAATAATTTTTTGGCCTTCTCTGCTGATCCTAAAAATGTTGTGAATGCGACTTGTAATGTTTCATAATTGGCCGCCGCCTGAATTGCCGCCTTTCCAAAATCAATTGATGCCGCCGCAACGGATATTGTTCCAAATGCCGCCGCCGCGCCTTTTATGGCATTGGTTAAACGTCCAATGCCGCGTTCTGTGCCGGCAATTGCCGCCGTTGCATTTTTGGCCCCGGTTTCAATTCGCCCCATGCCGGCCCGAATTTCATTTAATTCCTTTTGTAGTGCGGCCGTATCGGCTTGCAGTTTGAACAATATATTTTTAACGTCGGCCATTTTTATCGTGATTTTTCCATTGCTTCATTGCGTTCATCCATGATCCTAAAAAATGTTGCAATGGTTGTATAATATTCATCAATTGACAATGATTCCAATGCTTTCATTTCGGTCACTTTGTTTTCGCAAATGATTTGGTTTGTGTAATTGATTTCGTCAATGTACCGCCCGATTTCAGTTGACGCAAAATTTGTTGGAACCTTTCGTTTGCCGGGCCGTTCGCTTTCAAATAAGCGACCAAATCGTTGGCGGATATTTCTGAAAATTTGGTTGTGAGTTCGAACGCCCGTTGGATAAAAAAATCGGATGCCGCCGGAAATTGTTTGATGTAATCAATTTTTTTCGCTTTGTAAACATCGGAAAATTCGGATTCATCTTCGCCATCCATTACAAAATAACATGCGGCTAATTCAACCATTGTTTGTTCCTCGCCAATATATTCCAAACGAAATTCCATTTCCATTAGCAAATGAAATAATTCGGTAATGTTGCCGGCGTTTCCGGCTTTTTTCATGGCGTCAATCAAAATGGTCAATTGGCCTTTGGTCATATTCATTTCAGCGAAACGCGTCGCAACCTCGGCCGCAATGGCGCGTTTTGCCGGCATGGTCAATGGATTTGAATATTCATAAAAATCAACGCCATCAGGCCCGGTAAATACTTTTTTCAACGGGATTTTTGTTCCCGTCATGGTTTGTTTTTGTTTTTTTGAAAATATCATTTTTTTGTTTTTTTGTTTGCTTTTTTCGCGGCGTTCAATTGCGCGTTACAAATCGCAAATGCTGATGATTCGGATTTCCCGGATTTCATTACGGATGCAACGCAACGTTCCAATTTTTTGGGCATGACCTTTTTTTTGTAAAGGTATTGAAAAATTCAATTCCGATATTTCAAAAAATCATTGTGGAATGTCCACAAATAATACCGCAAACAATCGAGTAAATGCGTTGCGAATGCATCGCGTTTTTTATCAATTTCGCCATGATCGGTTGATTCTACATTTTGCAAATCCTGAATCAAAAATTGACATGATGCATCAATTGCGAAATCCGGATGTTTTTCCAAAATTGAATTCAGTAAAACGCGCGAATTTTTTATTGATGGATTGACCGTTGGAACCTTGAACGCGGATTTTGGAATTTGTAATTCATCCCGAATGATTGTATAAAAATTCATTGCGCCTTTTGTCATGGCGGATCGGTTTGATCCGGATGCATCGCCCGTTACCCAAAACAATCGATCGCCAAATGTGCGCCGGATTGTTTTGCAAAGTTCATAAATGTCGGAATTGCGCAACCTGAATTCCTGAATGATTCGGATTTTGTTTTGATAGGATTGCCCGGCAATGCATGTAATCGGATCCACATTGAAATCGAATGATAAAATGATTGGTTCGTTTTTGACCGGCTGAATGTTTAATTGGACATTTTTTATCCTTTTGAATGCATAGGCAAATGGCCGTTCAACATTTAATGTATCCCAATCCCCGTGAACAAAAACGGCCTTTGTAACATCATCCAGGGTTTCCATTGCATCCAAATATTCCTTTGGCAATGATGGATTGTCGGTCATTAGTGCGCGCAAATAAAAATATTTTTCCGGCAATGATCCGGTTGTTGCCGGTTCATGGAATTCGGTTTTTGTCCATGTTTGCGATGGGTTGCATGTCAACAAAATTAAACGCGGCGGTTGAATTTTATTTGCCGGAAAAATGTGACGGCCGGCGCGCAATTTGCATTTTTCAAATGTTTTTTTTTGCACTTCTTGCGCTTCTTCGATCAAAAAAAAATTGGTTTCCAATCCGTCGAATCGCGTCAAATTTTTATCCTGAAAATAATTTTCTGGAAAAAATTCCATTGTTGAACCGTTGGTAAATGTCACAATGTGATCGGTTCCGTGAAATTGCCGGATAAAATTCGGCGGGCATAATTTCAAAAACGTTGGAATGGTTGTTCGTTTCAATGACGGCAATGATTCGCGAATCACATGTGATTTTGAACCTGGGAAAATCTTTGCAAGTAAAATCAATGTTGCAATCGATACATAACTTTTGCCACCACCGGCCGCGCCCCCATACAACAAACATTCATAATCGCCGGAAAAAACGGCGTTCATAAATTCCAATTGTTTATTGTGCGGTTGAAATTTTATCAAATGCGAACTTTGAATGTTTCCTGATTATTGATGAAATATGTTTCGATTTCGCGCCATTGATCAATCAATTCATCAAATTCGGCCGCGCCTGTTTCGCGTTTTTCAATTTCCAAATGCATTATTTTGCGATTGATAAAACGGTGTGCGGCCATTACCGTTCCCGTTTCGTCAACCAGGGATTTGCACAATTGCCACAATTCCGCATCACTCAATTTGACCTCTGACAAATATTTTTCCATTTGTTTTTGTTTTTTCGTTTATTTTTTTGATTTGTTCCGGATTGTTATCATAATGGATTGCGATTTCGTTTTCATCCATGAATTGCCATTTATCGCGGCCATTGGTAAAAATCACATGATCCATTTCGATTCCCAATTCATCAGCAATTTCGAAAACATTGCCCGGCCTGGATGATTGCCGCGCCGTAATGATATAAATTTCATTGCCCTGATCCATTAACATTTCCGCCAAATCTCGCCCCTCTTTATTGCTCAAAACGCCGTCAAAATCAAATGATATATTCATTGTTTGTTTTTTTTTATGTGAATCTAATTGTTTGACCGCCAATTTGGAAAATTTGTTCATCCCCGGTTACATCGAGTTGAATCTGATCCGACCAATTTTCTGGATCCGTATTTTTCAACGCGAAAATAACGGCGGCCGTTTGCGGCTGAATAAACCGATTTTTTGTTTTCACCTTTTTTCCAACCAATTGCCCGGTTTTGGAAAACATTTCCTCCGTATCGGTTTCAGTAATCCAAAAACCCAAAATCAATTGTTCCAAACCGGTTTCGGCCTTTTCCTTTAATCCGGTTTTTCGGATTGCATTATGTTTTTTTTTGGCATCATTGAACATGGCCATGATTTCCGGATTTTCAATTTTCCAATAATGGAATGTTGATTTTTCAATTCCGGCATGATGGCAACATGATTCGATAGTGAATTCGCCCGTTGCGTATTTTTCACAAATTTTTTTCGCGATTTCCAATTTTTCGTTGGCGCGCGCGTTTTGTTTCATTCGTGCCGCTTTCGATCCGGCTGATCCTAATTTTTTGGCCATTTTCGCATTTGCGGCGATTGGTTTTCGCCCGGTGTTGTGCCTTTTGCGAAATAGTTTATTTGAAATATTGATCGCGAATCACAATGGTTTTCCCGATTTGTGATCCTTTCAACCAATTTATTTCATTGATTTTTTGTTTGGCCGTTTCTGGTTCGCCGTGCCTGGCCAAAAATGATTTCACTTGTTGTTTTGTTTTGCCGCCTTTTGTTCCCCATTCGTTACGGGATGCAATATCGCCGCCCTGAATGATTCGCGTTTCGCCGCCAACGGTGCATTCCGCTTTCCATGCCTTTCCCTTTGCCGTTGCGTTTGTTATTTTACAAATTGCCATTGGTTTCAATTTTTTTGCCGGTAACAAAGTTAATAAACGCGAATGGATCCGGTTTCATATTTCCTGAATATTGGTTGCAAAACTGAATCCAAATGGCATTGTGCTTTTTTGTAATCATGGAATTTGCCAACCGTTCATCCGGGAAATCCGTGATATATTTTTCAAATGATTGAATCAAATTCCAAAATTCGTTTTGAATTTTTTTTGTTTCGCGCCATGCCGCGCGTTTTGAATTCCTATTCATTTTCCATAGCGTTTTGCATCAAATCAATTGCCGCCAATGCGTTTGACCTGGCGGCATTAAATAAATTCAACGTCAATTCAAATTCAATCAAACTGATTGATTCATCATTTGCCAATTGTTTTTCGGCATGATCAAAATATGAATTGACCGTTGCCCGGATTTCGTCAAACATCGAATTCGGCCAATTTTATTTTGATGTATTGCGTCAAATCGGAAAATTCATCCATTTGGTTCAACCATTTTTGAAACCGTTCCATTCGGCGCGCATTTGAATTTTTCGAAATTTTTGTTTCATCAGTTTCAATAAAGAGTTTTGAATATTTGTTGCCATCATGTTCCTGAATGCCGGAAATAAAAATTCGGCCATCATCCATAATTTGGGAAATTGATGCCGTCAATGATTGATGTGGCATTTTCAACCGATTTCGCATTTCGAAAATTGTTGTGCCTGGATGATCAAAAACGAAATTCAGGATTTCGCGTTGGTTGCCGGATATTTTTCCGGATTCCATTAAACGAATAAAATTTTGCGTTTTGGCGTCGAAATCAATTGACCGTTGCATCGCGTTCGTTTTTGATTTTGATCATTGAATCTTTGCGACCTTGCCACATGTCGATCATGGTTTGAATTGATCGCATTTGTGATTGTAGGTTTTTGATTTGTCGATCCGCCATTTCAATGCCGGCATCCAAATTGTGTTGTTTTTTTTTGAAAATCATTGGTTCATCATTTTATCGATTTCGGCCATCATTTCATCC